TCTGCTACAAACTGTATGAAACCTTGAGTACTCAGCATTACTTCCATTAGTTTTTTCTGTGTATCACTGTTAGTAACATCATTCATCATGACATTTACAATGTTTGACATAGAGTTGAACATAACATTTAACTTGTCTAAGTCCTCTCGTAACTTCTCTACCTCAACCATTAGCTTTGCAATAATCTTTGCAAGTTTTATTGCACTTTCTTGTTGTTCTTTTGGCTCTGCCATATCACAACCTCCTCTTGCTATTTGCTTTCTTTACTGTTTGATATCCACATGAGAAACAGCTATACATCACATGGACACTTGATTTAACATTGGAATGAATACCAATGTAAGTGAGTTTTGATTGCCGACACATATCACAATCCATACATACCTCCCTTGTTAGGTGCTACCTACACAGTCCGTACTATACAACAGGGACTTCGTATTTAACTGTATAGGTAGCGTAGTGCCTACCACACCGATTAACATTTATTTACCTTTACTTTAGAACACGGCATTAGTAATAGACACTACGCTACCCACACTACATGAGGATAGAAAGGAGGACACAATATACCTGTATCTCAATTACCTCATGTAGCATGGTTCTAATCACTTGCGTGGCTAGAGTGGGTAGTCATCTTTCAAATCGAATTGCTTTCTAATTCTATCTTTTATTCTACTCTCATTAGCTTTCCACCACAAGTATGCCTTGCGTTGCCTATGGAGTTTCTTGTGATTATCAATCTTTTGACTGATATAATCATCATCAGTTGGATTGTCATTAATCCATTGTTTCCAATCTCTATTCTTGTCTTTCACGCTTATCCCTTTCCTCCCATATCTTTTCCTGTGCAAGAGCTAGTACCTGACCTTCACGCTTTGCAGTTAGCTTTGCAATACGCTCAGGGGATATAGCCCACTTACATTTGCGACAGACACTCTTGTATGATAGTGTCTTGCTACCACAGAATATACAATCTTTGTTGCCTTGTATTCTGTCGCTTGGTAACAGATACTCACCTGTACTAGCTAGACTAGGACTAGGTGGATTACTTACTCTATATCTTTTCGCCATACATACCTCCTAACATATACACATACACGAAAATGTAAAAAAGAAAAATATAAAATTTCTTAAAAAAACTTTACTTTTTTTTCTATCAATGCGTATAAATATTTATTCATGTTTAATAAAAATTTGACAGATATTAACACACATGGGTGAATAAATAAACTATCTATGATGTGCAATATTAGTAAGAAATATTTCTGTAATATTATGTGTGTTTAAGATTTAGTCGTGGTTACATTGTGTTTAAATTCCCTATGTTATTGTGTTAGTAGAGCAGACTATGGTGTATATATTGTGACTTCTCGTGTAGGTTTTTTTCGTAATTAATTTCTCATCATAAAAAAAACGCAGAGTGCATTTGCACTCTGCGTTTTATATGAGCTACTTGCTTGCTTTGTCAACAAGTTGCGAATACCAACTGATGAAGTTAGCTTCATCTGTTGTAACTTGTGGACTTTTGTTGTTGTGTATATCTTGTGATATAACACTCCAACGACTTGGAGCAAGTACAGGAATATTCACATTATGGACAAGACCAACTTGGACTTGTGTCATAAGTGATTGTTTCTGTATCCTGTAATTAGGACGAGAGAAAGGCGTACCGCCTAACTCGTTAGAGTTGTCAAAGTTTTGACACATTGTAATAGTTGGGACTATTACAGGTACGCCTTGATTGGAAGTCCAAGTTAGACACTTGTTACGACCTAGCTCAGTTTGAAACTGAGTAGGCAACTTCCAATCTTGTCCAATGTGAAATGCCGAGTAATTATCATCGGTAAGAAGTTCGGCGTTGTATTTGAGTAAGTACTCAAATTGTTTCACAGCACCAAGCTGTGTAAAGTATACGCCTGTGTCGAACTTCTTGTCGATGTAAATCGCATAGCGATTTTTGTCGGCATTGTCGGTATCTCCAACATCGATACCTTTTACTCTTTTGTAAGTAAAGGTTATATCTACAATCTGATTGTTGAACTTAGCTTTTGCTGAAGTTTTACGAGAGAGAAAGTCTTTAGACTTCTCTGTAGATTGTAGATTAAGACCTTGCTCAATTTGTAATTGTTCTGCTATATCCTGTGAAGGAGTAGTAGAAGGCAAGGTCTTTACTTTACTTACTTCTAGACCTGCTTGTGAAAGTAGGTCTAGTATTTTATCATTAGTCATTTTGTTATCCTTTCTATATAACTAATACTACTTCGATATCTACTAGCACTCTTGTTCTGTCAAGTCAAACCGCTATACAATAGAACAACAACACACTACACAATATATAGATGTAGATAGTAGATATTACTTGACTGTGTCGGTGTGTTGTATGTTGTATGTATGGACTTTGACTTTACTGATAAGCTAGTAGTATCGCAGTATTTTAGCTGGAGCGTATGTGATACTTGAACATCTACGACTTTAATGTGAGTATCTATGGTGTTAAACAATAGATAGTATTTTGTAGTACATATAGGACATATGTTTGCATATGTTTGTATGTAAGTGTATTAGTAAATATATATAGTGTATAGTATTGCAGTCGTGGTGTGCACCACGCGTATAGGGGGTTTTAACATGGTGGGGGGGTCATATCATTATGTAACACCTAAGAAAATTGCTGGTAATTGTGGATTAGGTTGGTGGTGTAGCCAGGCGTTTTTGATTATCAAGGAAGGTATAGATAATAAATCTACACCACCGTTCCTATTGTCCTATATTAACACACATTTACAGTAAAGAGAAAGTATATACATACTTTTCTTTATTGTGAGAGTATTGTGATATAGCGAGCCCTGTGTCACTCCCTCCCAACCAGTTGTAAGTTTAGTGAACATTGTGTTTGACTTGACTTAAATAAATATGTGAAGTAATAGCCTCTGACGCTAGTTAACATGGTCCTGCTAGTCCACTTGATGTGTTGCCTGTTCTCAATAGTCATTTCTAAAAGCAGGTGACTAATGATGCCTGTAGTTATACTATAGTACTATAATTTATATAAACAAGTTAAAGGAGGGTAATGTTTGATTTTGAAGAACAATTAGAGATAGGTAAGCAGGGTGAAAAATTAATTAAAAGGTTTTACGAAACACAAAAAACAGAAGAAGATAAAAATAAATACATAGTAAGGGATGCTAGAAAAGAAGAACAACTGAAAGGTGCTGATTTTTTTATAATAAATAACGAACTAGGCACACGGTATGTAGAAGTAAAAACTGACACCAGGGCGGAACAAACAGGGAATGTAGCACTAGAAATACAAATAGTGTATGGGGATACAGATAAGCGTATAGGATGTGCATTAAAAACATTCCCTGATTTTCTTATGTATTGGATTTACCCAACCAACAGAGTTCTTTACTGGAATCCTGAAAGGCTTATACCTTACATTATGGACTGGATAATTAATCAAGAACATAGGATTGTAGACGCAGAAAATAAAAATTTTTTTTCACGCTCTTTGATAGTGCCGATAGAAGAGCTAATAAAAACAGGGGTAGCAAGCGAGTTTACTGTGAGTTATCACTTGTTGGATGAGTTAGGAGTTGCGTAAGGTAAAAGGAGGTAAAACCCTACGCCACTCCAATTTGTAGTATAATACATAGAATGCGAAACAATCACTGTAATAAGTGTGGAAAGCAAATTGAGTATAAAAATAAAAGATGGACTTGTGTAAATCTAGGATGCGTAGATTACAACAAGCCAGTTAGGAGAAACCGTGTACGGAAAGCCAATGAAAAAAGGCAAGAAGAAGAATAGGCGTAGAGGCGGTAAAAAACTCTAATGCCTAACATTAAAAAAGGAGGTAACATTTTTGCCACACCACAATCTTTAAAAGAGTGGGCAGTAGATTTATCTGATGCATGTGGTAGTGTAATAATAAATAAGAAACCTAATGTTTCTAAAATTAGCACGCTTATAGATAAGTTTGCTAATGACTATAACTATAACCAAGGAGTAGCTAATGCCACCGAAGAAGAAGAGTAAAAGCAGAAAGAAACCTGCAAGAAAACCTTTAAATGCAAAAACTAAAGCAACGCTTCAAAAGAAAGCTAAGAATAGTAAGTATACATATGGACAATTGGCACAAGTATATAGGCGTGGACAGGGTGCGTATTTATCTTCAGGAAGTAAGTCGGCTTCTATGGCAGCTTGGGCTATGGGTAGAGTTAACAGTTTTATTAGGGGTGGTCATTCTCAAGATAATGATATAAAGAAGAAGGGCAAGTCTCGTGCCAAAAAAAAGAAGTAAAAGAAAAGTTAAGTACGAGAAAGGTGTTCCTGCTAAGTATCTTAAAAATAAAAAAAATCCTAAATCTAAAGTTGCAGCTGAAATTAAAAGAACAGCTAAAGCTTACAAAGAAGGTAGAAGAATAGATTTGAAAGCTGTACAGAAATCAAGAGCTACAAAGAAAAGGAGGCGTAAATGAAAATTAAAGGTGTAGATGCAAGTAAGTTAACTAAAAGACAACAAACTGCTTTAAAAAAACATTCTAAACATCATAGTAAAAAACATATACAATATATGGTAAACTCTATGAAGCGTGGTTCTAGTTTTTCTAAATCACATGTAAATGCACAAAAGAGAGTAGGTAAATAATGCCAAAAGGTAACGGACAGTATTCTGAAGCACAAAAAAAGATTGCTGCTGTAGCACCACCGTATGACAAAATTACAGGAGCTGATTTTAAAAAGCTTCGTCAAAGTGGTAAAAGAAAACCAAAGATGAGCTAATGGCACAGGTTAGTTGGATGTGGGGTGGTAAAAGACACTATGGTACAAAAATTAGAGAAACTAAAACACACATTTTTGCAAGAACTAAAAATGGTAAGATAAAGAAAATAAAAAAATAATGTCACACGCTAATAGAAAAAAAGCTTTATTAAAGAAACATGGACTTAAAGGTGTTAACAAACCAAAGCGTACACCTAAGCATCCTAAGAAGTCACATGTTGTATTAGCACAACAAGGACATCAATTAAAATTAATTAGATTCGGACAACAAGGTGTATCAGGTGCAGGAAAAAATCCTAAGTCTGCTAAACAAAAAGCAAGGAGAAAATCGTTCAAAGCCAGGCATGCTAAGAATATTAAAAAGGGCAAGATGTCCGCAGCATACTGGGCTAACAGAACGAAATGGTAAAGAATGTACTTTGCGTAAGTCCTGAGTGTGAAAACAAACTCCCAGCAGGTAAAAGTAAATACTGTAGTAAAACTTGTTATTACAGAGAATCAAAAAGAAAAGCTAGATACAAAGACAAAGGTAGAGCATACGAACCTGAAGTAAAAGAAATTAACAAAGGTAAAGTTACACAAGTTCGTAGAGGAGCACTATACGAAAAATTTGTTAATGAAGGTTATGCTATGGACCTTATACAAGGCAGACTTACAAGAAACCAAATAGCAGAAGAACTCAAATGTACACCTGCACATATCTCTAGGTTACTAGGTGCATTTGAAGAAGATGCAAGAAAAGATAAACAAGCTGCTGAATGGGAAGTATCTGATGATGCTAAACAATCTTTAGATGACTTTACAAAATTTAGAGATAGATATTTTTTAACAGAACAAGGTGTACCTTTTGAAACAGCAGACTTTCATGAAAACTGGATAAAGTCAATTAACAAAGCTTTACTTAATGGTGGACAGCAAATGATACTAAGTCCACCTAGACATGGTAAGACAGAACTACTTATACATTTTGTTATATGGCTTGTATGTAGAAATCCAAACATAAGAATTATGTGGGTAGGTGGTAATGAAGATATTGCTATGAACTCTGTTATGTCTGTTATGGATACACTAGAACAAAACGAAAAATTAAAAGAAGATTTTTGTGGACCTAATGGTTCTTTTAAACCTGCAACTAGAGCAGGTAAGATGTGGTCTAGAAATGGTTTTACAGTATCTACAAGAACTGTATCAGGTATTAAATCACCAACAATGATTGGTATAGGTAGGGGTGGTAAAATCCTATCAAGAGACTGTGACATAATTATTGCAGACGACATTGAGGACCACAGTTCTACTATGCAACCATCATCAAGAAAGAATACAAAAAACTGGTGGACAACAACTCTTGGTTCTAGAAAAGAGGAACATACTGCAATGTTAGTTATTGGCTCTAGACAGCATCCTGATGATTTATATTCTGCACTTTTACAATCTGAAGCTTGGGAAACAATAGTAGAAGAAGCACATGATAGTCTTTGTACTATTGCAGAGTTTGATGAAGAAGACCATACAGATTGTATGTTATGGGGAAGTAAAAGAACTTTTAAATGGTTAATGGATAGAAAGCGTGATGCTATGACTACAGGTGGTCTTAAAAATTTTGAAATGGTTTATCTTAATAAAGCATACAGTGATAGCTTAAGATTATTTAATCCTGAACAAATAGAACAATGTTACATACCTGACATGCCTCTTGGTTATATACCTGAAGGTGCATACTTAGTTGCAGGACTAGACCCTGCTGCTACAGGTTATCAAGCAGGATTTTTATGGGCAGTAGAAACAAATGCCAATGCAATAAGATTAACTATGGTAGATATGGAGAATCATCATGGTGGTGGATTAGATGAAGCATTTTCTTTAATAAAGAATTGGTACGAGAAGTATGGATGTTACCACTGGGTTATTGAAGAAAATGGTTTTCAAAAAGCAATTAGACAAGACCAAAGAATAAAAGAGTACTGTAATGTACAAGGTATAAAGTTAGAAGGTCATGAGACACATAAAAACAAGTGGGATGAAAAATTTGGTGTTACATCATTAGCTCCTATGTTTAATGATGGCATGATACAACTACCGTTTTATGATGCAGATGCACAATCTAAATCTATTACCTATACAAAACAGTTAGTTTACTTTGCTTCTAAAGGTAAAGGTGGCAGAGGATATAAGTCAGATGTTGTTATGGCAAGTTGGTTTCCAATGAAAGTCATTAGACAGTTGACAAAACTTGTTTATGCTGATATAGGAATAGAGTACACGCCTAGTTTTGATGGCTATAATAGTGTACAATGGAACGAGACACCCTGGAGTTAAATGAAACCGCAAGACATAATTGAAAGAGCGTCCTATCTAAAAAGGATGCACGATGAGTCCCTGATAGATAGAGCTAGATTTAGAGCAATTTTAAATGGTGGAGAAGATGGAATAAGACAATTACTAGGTCCTGGTCTAGATAATAACGAATCACACACAATACCAGCACCTAACTTAATGTTATCTGCATTAGACAGACTATCTCAAAAGATAGGTAAAGTACCATCATTAGATGTACATATTACAAATGCAAGAGATTCTGCAAGAAACAAAACTAAAAAAGACAAACTAGAAAGAATAATATCTGCATATGACAGTATGCAAAGACTAGAATTACAGTTGCCTCAAGTAGCTAGGTGGCTTCCAGGATATGGCTTTGCCGTATGGGTAATTACAACAAAGATGGATATGAATGGACATATGTATCCTTGTGCAGAGCTACGCAATCCTTATGATTGTTTTCCTGGTTATTTTGGAAATACACAACAACCTGATGAATTAGCCATAATTCAAAAAGTACCTATAAGAAAACTTATAGAAATGTATCCTGAACTTAAATCTTGGTTTGAAATGAAGGATGCTGAAGATACATCATATGATAGTTACAACCTTAGATATACCGATGATGGTAGTTGGGAAAACTCAGATGAAAATGGTGATGTCATATTAGAGTACATGAACTTAGAAGGTACATATGTTGTACATGTTGCCTCTAAGAAAATAGTTGATTTTGTACCTAACCCACTTAAATCAGGTCCATCTTTCGTTGTAGCAAAAAGATTTAGCTTTGATAGACTACAAGGTCAGTTTGACCAAGTAGTAGGTCTTATGGCATCTATGGCAAAAATAAACATATTGTCTGTAATTGCTATGGAAGATGCTGTATTTACAGAAACAAACATAGTTGGAGAAATAGAATCAGGACAATACCGTAAAGGTAGAAATGCAATAAACTATTTAACTCCTGGTTCACAAGTAGTAAAACCTGTAACAAATCTACCATATCAGTTGTTTGAAGCTGTAGGTAGATTAGAAAGGCAACTAAGAGTAGTTGCTGGATATCCAGTTCAAGATGACGCAATATCACCAAACTCATTCGTAACAGGTAGAGGTCTCGAAGAACTGGAGTCTGGCGTAAGTCAGATGGTCAATGAGTATCACACAATACTTGAATATGCATTACAAGAGGTAGATGCTAAAAGATTAGAGTTAGATGAAGTTCTTTTCTCTAGAAAAAGAAAACCTCTTACAGGTACATACAAAGGTGCTTCTTTCTCTGAAAGCTATACACCTTCTGTAGATATAGATAAAAACTATGTAACTAAAAGAAAATATGGTGCTATGGCTTCATTCGATGCACCTAATAAAATAATTACAGGTTTACAGTTAATGCAAGCAGGCATTATAGATAGAGAGACTATGCAACAAGAAATGGATGGTCTTGAAAATCTAACACAGATAAACGAAAGAATTACAAAACAAAAGACAGAAGAAGTTTTATATCAAATGTTATTACAACAATCACAACAAGGTGATAAATCAGCAATGATGGCTATTGTAGAAATATATAACAATCCAAAGCGTATTGGTACTATATTAGAAAAATACTTCAGTGCTAGTGGTGAAGAACCAAGTCCTGAAGAACAAGCCATGTTGAGACAACAAATGATGGCACAACCAGGTCCAGCACCACAACAAGGTGGTCCGCCTAATCTTGCTGCATTATTAGGAGGTGCATAATGGCTGCTATACCTGAACCAACAGATATAGAGTTTGCAAAAATAGTTGCACAAAATTTTCCTGAAGAAGCAGTTTATGAAGATGAGTACCTGTTAGATGACATGGATGGACATTTGTTAGATTATTCATCATTTGAGGTAGTAACTGTAGCATACATTCCAGGTGTAGGGAGGATAGACATTGTGTTTACCCCTGACAATACTGGAGGAATAAATTTTGACTAGAGGAAGACAACCAAAACAAGAATTTAAAGCAGAAAGCTACGGACAAGCTACAGAACTAGAAGTGTTGCAAGATGCTGCACCTATGGCAGAAATAGTAGAGCCTGAGGTAGGCACACCGCAAAACACACCAGTTCAACCACAAAATCTAGGTAACTTATTACAAGACGCTTATAGAGCCACTGAGAGACCCCTAGAAGCTCCTACAACGAGACTTAGTGCAACTGATGCACCTTTTATGGCAAACGATGCAGATATGGTTTTACAAGCTATGTACAGAGTTTTACCTAGTAAAGAAATAGCTGCATTACTAAGAAACTTATAGGAGAGTTATGGCTGAGGTAAGATGGTGGTGGCAACCGCCATACATGCAAGATTACGAGAATCAAGCACAAGAAGATAGAATACAACAAGCTAAAACTATTACTAGCTATATTGAAGCTAACCCTCAGCTATCAGAAAATTTACAAGGTTTAATAGAAGAACATTTTTATTTACCTAAAGATGTTTTAGTTGGTGCATCTCTTATAGGTTTAACTACAGAAAGTCCTGAACTAGCACCATTAGTAGAAAGATGGTTAGACAATGAAAAGACTTGGTGGGATAAAGTTAAAGCTGTAGGTAGAGGAACTATAAGAAGTGCATTTACAGCATTTAATTCTTTACAACAAGAATTATTTTTTAAACCTGTATTAGCTACACAAAAGTATTTAAATGATAAAAAACATGTAGATGGTGTAGGTTTTGCTGGTGCTATGTTACAACTCTATACAAATAGAGATGCTATGAATGATTGGCAAAAACTTAGAAAACAACAAGGACTATCTGTAGGTAGACAAGCATTAAAAAATTTACAAGAAGGTAAAAAAGTAAACTTAGGTGAAGGATACTTTGCTAACTCTACTCTTGCAGAAGATACAGATATTTATAAAGAAATGGTTGCAAGAGGTGCTGACCCTACACAAGCTAAGAATATTATACAATCTTATTATGGACAGGATATTACAAATCAGGAACTAGAAGGTAATCAAAGTTTTACTTTTAAAGCTAGAAGTGGTCAGGTAGTTAAATTAACTCCAGCAGCTCCATTAGTTGCTTCTGTAGTAGAGCCAGGTACAAAAGCATATAATGTTATGACAGGTATTGTTGATGGTGCATTAACTTTACTTGCAGACCCTACACTACTTATAGGTGGTTATCTAAACAAAGCAGGTAAAGCTGTTAGAAGTTTAGACCAATCAATAGCATTATCTAGAGCAGGAATAATAAACAATGCTATAAGAAAAACTGTTCATGTTCCTTCTGCAAAACAATATGTAACTCAAACAAAAGCAGGTCAAAAAATTGTTGACCAGTTTGTATTAGCAGATGACTTTACAACTGTAAATAATTTACTTAGAGGTCAAGGAGATGCAACACTACATCAAGGACTTAAAAACTCTACTAATAGAGCAGAGATACAAGATTTACTTATAGATGCTATTGAAGATAGACAAGTACTAAATAAATTAAATCCTACATCTATGATAATGAGAGGTAAGATATCATCTGCATTAGGAAGAAGTATTGCAGGTGAGTTTGGTTCTGCTGTAGGTGTTAAAGGTGCAATTAGTAAAAGTATAAATGATTCACAGTTAGGTAGAATATTTTCTACATTTCCTGTACCAAAACTTTATGTAAACGATTTAGACCAGTCTTTTTTTGATTTAAGAGATTGGATGAAGTTTGCAAAAGTAGATGATGATATTGCTAATCCAGCATTAGATAAACTTGCATCATTAGCTACAGCACAAAAAGCAAGAATACTTGACCCTGATTTACAAGAACCTGTAAATGCTGTTCAAAACATGAATGAAGTATTAGAGATATGGAATCAAGTTCTTACACACATAGGTCAGAAGTTTGAGAATGTTGGTTTACCTGAAGAATTAGTAAAAGGTGTTCGTAAGTGGATGTCGTCAATCGACCAAACAAGAATGTATTTTGTTAATGAGTTAGGTGAGCTTGAATGGTTTGTAGGTTCTAAATATGAAATTATACCTAAAGAGTTTAGAGAGTTTATTGCAGAAGAAATATCTGTAGAAGATGCAAGAATGCTTACAGAAAGAATTGTGTCTAAGTTTAGAAAAAATAAAAAAGTAGATACAGCAGAGATAGATGATATATTAGGTAGATTACAAGAAGCTAGTAATAATATATTAGAACCTGAAGCTAGACAGCTTATACGACAAGTTAACAGTGGTTACTATGAAGGTGCTGAACAAGCAGTATTAGATATAGCAGAAGAGTTAGGTGTTGGTACTGCTGGTAGAGTTCCTTATGGTTACACAGGTAAAGTACCTTCAGAAATTAAATTAGATATAGAAAACTTATCTAGACATCCTATGAATTTTGGAATGAAACCTGATGAAAATATTTATGGAATAAATACAACAACTATGGATTTAATACTAGATGGTAAAAGAACTTCTACTACTAGAAGTGCAGGTGCTTGGGCTCAAGCATTTGGAAGACAAGTTGGAGAAGAATTTTCATTACCATTTAGAGGGCAGAGATTAGTTTTTACAGACAAACAAGGCAGAGAGGTAGCTGTACAAGTTACTAAAGTTAAAAAGTTACCTGCAGATTTATTTACTAACCCTCAAAGAAGAGTATTACTAGAAGACATTATATCTAAAGAGGGATGGACAGAAAGAGCATTTCAAAAAAGAATAGAATCTAGAGGTTTATCTAAAGGCTTTCCTTTATATCAAATAGAATTTAAACCACTAAATATAGATGGTAGGTATGACGCTAATAGACAAAGAATGTTGGAGCTAGGTTTATCAGATAATCTTAACTCAGATATTGCAAGAATGGAATATGACTGGGGAACATTGTCAGATAAAGTAAAAGTAGAACTATCTGATGAAATAAATAAATTACCTAGAAGAGAACAAGCAAAAGTTAAATTAGCTATGACTCAACTAGAAGAAGCAGAAAAATCAGGTTCAAGATTAAATGCTGCAAGAGAATCTTTAAAAACACAAAGAGATGGAATTGTTGCAAAGTATTCTCCTACACCTGCAAACATTGCTTTTGCTAGAAGAGCTATTGCAGAAGAACAAGGATTTGTAAAAACAAATAAAAGAATAGATAACGCTGTAGTTTATAGAAGAGGTAATGAAGAAGGAACACTTGCAGATATTGTAGATAAAGGAGATGCTTTATCTTACCTATCAGCTAGACAAACAGATGAACTTAATAACCCTGTTACTAAAGAAGCTTTTGAATTAAAAACAATTACAAGGGAAGCTTACATAGATGAAGTTACTGGAGATAAAGTAATTGATGAAATATCAGAAAGTATTTCTAGAGGTAGAGGTAGAAAAACTGCTGTAACTTTAGATGAAGCTATAGGTAATCTAGATGAAAATATTGCAAGAATACAAAAACAAATAGATGACCAAGTATTTTATTTAGAAAACAATGTGCCTAAGTTTAAAGAACTTAATTCTATAAATGCTAAAAAACCTCAATACGATGAACTTACAAAAGATTGGGGTTCTATAAAACCTAGTGCAGAAGATTATAGATTAGCTGCTGCAGATAACTTAGCTAACTCTGATGGTGCATTAGTTGTACTATCAGGTGCAGATGCACCAGGTCAAGGACTTAAATCAAGTAAAAACTTTTTAGAGAATGGTAAGTGGGATGTAGTTGATGATATAGATTTAACTGAAGGTTTATATCAAGGAAACATACCACATATAGTTATAAATCCTAACAAAGTATATACACCTGATGAGATTAGAGATAT